GCTCGATGTTCGACGCTTCCAGCTGAATCGGATCGAGAATACGGAACGTGCCTTCAGGAACCAGAAGCGACGGAACCCCTGCGTCGATCGCGGCGTTGATCGTGTCCTGGATCTTGGTCAGCTGGTTGCCGCTGTTGTCTCCGACTGCTCCTAGAGCGGTAATCGAGGGGGTTTCCCGGACCTTGTTGGCGAGGGTCATCAGAAACGGTGCAGCGTCGAACTGGCTGAACGTCACCGATTCAGATGCCTGACGTACCCAAGCACCGACACTCAGAGGCTCATTGTCGCTCTCGATGATGTTGATGTCGTCGGCTTGGCCCGTGAAGTTCCCCAAGGTCCAATCGAAGAGGCCTTCAAGGGAGGTCTCGGTGAGCTTCGCGCTTCCAGTAGCGGGAAGTGCCTTGAACGCGGCTAGAGTCGGTGCCTGCGGAACCTTGCCATCGAGTGCGATTTCAGTGTCTTCAGCGAACTTGCCGAGATTGTACCGATAGTTGTTCGCAGGGTTCAGTCCTCCAACGGGAGCCTCAACAACGAACGGAACGAATGAACCATCAGGAAAATCCGTCAGGCTGTCCGTCATATCGGAGATTTGCGTGCCGCTCATGGAACAATACCCTGAGAATAGAACGACCCGGTGACGCTCGCTTGGGTCGTGGCGCCGTTATCGTCGGTGACCGTGCAGACGAATGTTGCGAAGGTGTATTCGCCAGGAGCCAGGCCGCTCTGCGTGAAGGAAGTTATCAGCGAAGCCGGGATATCGACCGTCGGAGGCGTGATGCCGGTATAGGATTGGACAAACCAAAGCGCTGTGTACGGAGGCGTCCCTCCTGATGGGACTACCGCGGTGGCATTCGATTGCGCAGTGCCGGTTCCGTCGTCATATCCGAACACATCAGACGGCGATGCGACCGCGCTAAGATCGGCTCCAGTCGAGAAGACCACGCGAGAGACACTGTTGCTGTCCCGAACCCGGATTTCAGTGATATCCCGCGGAGTATTCGACCCATCCCGAATCTGAACCGCAGTGATCGTGCGGGGCACATTGCCACCATCGCGGATGATCAGCGTCACGGCGCGTACTTCGCCCAAGCCTGACCCGGGAGTGACGTCGGGTCAGGGTCGGTATTTGGAGTTAGCGCCCACTCCCCATTGTTCATCGCGGCGGTGAGCCAGAAGTGATAGACGCCCTTCGTGGATTGGGTGATTTTACCTGTTACCGCTCCCCCCGCCGCGGGAAGTCCTCCAAGCGCTGAGATCGCGTTGACCGCGCTTGTCTGTCCGGTGCCACCGCTGGCGATCGGAAGTGGCGCGTCACCCGCCAGAAAGGCGTCTAGATCAGGATCAAAGCTGGGTGGTTCGGTCGGGATGTTGTAGTCATCCTGCGACGTGACCACGGCACCGTCTTGATCGGTCAGAACCCATTTGATGGTCTGACCCTGATCGATCCAGATCGACGGGAAGCGGCCTTCCGCATCGGAAGGAACCGGGTTCGGATTGGCAACGCCAGCCGAGGGCTCGGAATAGGTATTGATCCGGGTTGCAGTATCAGCAGTGTAGAAGTTGAGGCCCCACCCGACGCCGATCGCGCTGGCCTCATCAATGACGCTGAAAATCCCGGTGTCGAACAGAACCCGTGCCACAGACAAACCCCGTTTTGATTACGGTCGAGGTTGTCTGTGTGACGGTGCGCGACCCTCTATCGCGCGGGCACTTGGCCTGTCGATGCAAGGTCTAGCACAGTGCTGAATGCGATGCTAGTCTTCGGCAATATGCGCCGCAGCTTCCGCGACCCCAGAACGCTTCGCTTCTGGATCATCCTGATTGCCATGTTCTGGTGGTGGCCATCACTTCTTTTCTTCGTCAGTGGTGGCAGCCGCCCGTAGCGGGGTCTGCTCGAATGTCTGCTGGAGGAAACGCTGTAGGCCAAGTGCGTCCTGGGCCAATGCCGGATCGCGCCTAGCTACATTCGATAGCCCGCGGGTGAATGCCTTGACATCGCCTTGGGGTGCGCGCGTCAGCAGGTTCACGAACAGTTTCGATGTCAGAAGCTTGCCAAGCCCATACTGGCCAGCCGCCGCTCCCGCTACCGCGGGGAGACCCGCCACACCACCCACAATAGTTGAGAAGAGTCCCTGTGCTCCGATAGACCGACCTGTGTTCGAACTGTTACTGTATGCTGCAGTCGCCTTCGCTTCCCGAGCGACTGTGGCAAGCTTATCGAGCGCCTTGCGCGTATCGCTCGGGAAAAGCGTGTCCTTTGCCTTCGTGGACATGCCATCCCACCGTTTCACGAAATCGTTGAAGGAGAACGCCCCTTCTTCCGCGTTGATCCCCTGACCGAGGCGATTGATGATTGTAGAACGAACGCTGGCCACCTCATCCTCAGGCATGGCGCTCATCAGTCGTTGCAGGCGCTTTGCGTCACCGGTTTCCCGGCTCGCCATACGCTCCAGCGCGCCAAGCACCTGCTCCCCACTCCGCGGCGCATTCTTGCCCAAAAGAGGTTCAAGAACCTGGTCTATCGTCTCGACACGCTTTTTCCAGAAGGCGTCCGCGGTTCTGAAAGCCTGCGCAGCGCGGTCGTTCCCGCTTTCCGATAGACTATCCAAAATGTCTTCTGAGGCAGCCTCAACGACCGATTTCAAGCGCCGATCGGTGTCGTTGCCGCGCAATCCTCGGCTACCCGTCTCTTCACGTAACCGCGTGCGCATATTGCGGATGCCGCGGATCGAAAAGTCCCCCTGCGACAAACTGGAGCGCAGTGCCTTCATCTCATCCAGCAGCGCTGAGCCAACCGGGGTTTCGGACAGTTCAGCGATCTGATTATCGAGTTCAGCCAAGGCTTTGACGGGCTTTACCCGCGCCCCTTGCGCTAGATCCTCGGCTCGCGTGTAGAGTGAGCCACCAGTTCGACCAGTCTCCTGCGAATAGACATTGGCTGCCTTCCGCACCAACTCACCCGCATCCTCCTTGTCCAGAGCGCGGCCCACTTGCTCAGCAGTTCGCCCTCGGAACTCTGCGGCCTGCTCGACGGATTTCGCAACCTTGTTGGCGATCGGAAGCTCTGAAATGAACATTTGCCGAGCTGCGCCGGTCAAGCCGCGCGTCACAGGACCGCCGACGTCAGCCGGAAGGATGTCAATTCCCGTGTCGCGCGCCGCTGCGGCGACGTTGCGTACTCCTCCTCCGCCGCCTCCCCCACCAGCAGGCGGTGTGCGAGCGCCCAAACGATTAGCTACGGCGCCAAGGCCGCCCGCCACGGTAGCCCCGATAGCGGCGCCACCCGGCACAGCCCGGAACCTATCGCCTAAATCGCCTTCAGCCGAGCCAAATGCATAGGCGCCCCCAAGCCCCGCACCTTCACCGGCCATTCTCAAGGCGCTACGAGGCGGCGTCGCAGGGATACCGCCTCGACCGATCACGCGGCCCAACGGAAAGAGCCCTCCGGCAAGCTGGCCACCGATACGCAGGGCCGGATTCACCCGCTCGTCCGCGCGATCGATCCCCCTTTCTGCTGCGAGATTATCCCGCATGGTGCCGCCTTCGAACAATGTCTTGCCGCCCGCCGCAAGCTCGTCTGCCAACCCGAGAGAAACCGTGTCTGCAATCCCGCGGACAAGGGGATCGGCAATTTGATCTTGGCGCTGTCTATCCATCGCCGCATCGGCAGCACGGTCTTTGAACTTGGGGTTGATCAGGTAGGTATCTGACAATGGCGGCTCTTCGCCAAACTCACGCCGATATGCCTCCGCAAACGCCGACGTGCCATCGCCGTAGGCGCGTGCGAGCGCGTCCACAGCGATTGCCCGATCATAGTCGGCTCGACTTGACCAAGTGCTCTGGGTGCCGTCTTGCTCGGTGCGCGTGACCGTGCCATCCTGGTTGAACACCGGCTTCGATGGCTCGCGTTCCAAAGCCTTATCAACCAGAGAGCTAGGCGTGAGCGGATCGATTTCCTTGCCCTGCGTTCCGTCAAAAATCGAGTCGAGGTTGGCTAGAGCTGCATCGATTTGCGGAGCAGCTGGACCAGCTCGAAGCTTGGCTGATTCTAGCACAGCGCGCAGGCGCTTTTTCTTGTCTTCGATCGTGCCCGGAGCATCGGAAAGCTGTGGGAAGTGCGAGCGCCACGTATTCTGCAACTGCTCCTTGTTGTACGCGGCACCGGTCGCAAGATAGAGCGCCGCATCCAGCATATCGAGCTGCGCGTTATGGATGCGCTGCCTATCTTCGGATTGCGCGAACCCGCGAGCTTCATCCCCAAATGCGCCGGCCACGGTTTCCAGAACGCCGGGCTTCGTGTCCGCTGGGCTGCGTTGACCGGCCGTGGTCAGATCATTGAGAGAGTTCTGCAGGCGCACAGCCGCAGCAGCCGTCTTCGACTGATCCTCGGTGGGTTTTACATTTGCCCTCTCGGCCGCGGTAGCCGCCCGGTCTTCCGCCCGCGCCGCACGCTCGCTGGCTTCCTGCGCGCGCATCTCCGCGGCATCGGCACGTTGATCACGCCTTATCTCAAGCGCGCTGGGCTGTTTCGGCCGTCCATAGATGATGCCCGGCGTCTGCGATGGCGCCGGAGCAGGAAGCGAAGCCCCGCCGCCCCAGTCCATTTCCCAAGGATTCTGTTGCTGCATCATCGGCCCTTCGGTTCCATATGGACGTGATCGCCCTCGTTGATGACATCCAAGTTCGGATTCAGCCGGCGAAGTTCTGCTGCATAGGCAGCCATGCCCACTCCCGGAGGCGGAACCCTGTCTTCGGCCAGCGCGCGGCCCGAACTATCCCGGCGCTTGTGGAAACTATTCGCGACGCCGCCAACTGCGGCGTTTTTCGCCGGACTGCGATAGGCGCTTGTGACCCGGTCTCCCTGCACACCTCTAGGGGCGAAACCCACCGCCCCCTTGCGAGGGCGCACCTCCTACCGGCTCCCAATTGGCCCGGTCATTTGGGTTGCCGCCGCGGAAGCGATACTGCCCGACAACAGCACCGGGCTGTGGACCGCCTGTGCCCTGCCGTCCGAACTGGGCAATCGACTGAGGGTCCTTTTGGTTTACAAGCGTCGCGTCGTAGGGAACCACCATCCAATCCGGCTCGGCTGACTTGATCAGCTTCTCCATCGCGCCGGCTTCAGCCGCCGCCTGCCTCAAGGCTTGCGGAGAATAGCGCTCCAGATGCGTAGGGATGTCCATCCCGCTCGCTTCAGCCTGCTGTATATATCCTGCCCACCGACGCGCGCGCTCGGCTTCATCTTGAATGTTCGCCACGTCCATGACAGCCTGCGACATGTATGAAGTCGCCTGCTTGGCTTGTTCCTTGATCCTGCTGTCCACCTTCGACCATGCGTCGAAGTCCAGCTCCGCAAGACGGGCCATATTATCATCGAACGAAGGCTGCGCAGGAGCGGCCCCCGGTTGGGGATTTGCCGAAGTGTCCGGGGGCGCACTCTGAGACGATTGACCACCTCCTTTCGGCTGCATCGATTTGGCGATGTCCGCGAGCAAGCTGCTGGTCTGGGCCTTGCGGTTGAACTCGGCGTCTTCGCGCATTTCCTTGCGCTGCGCTGCCATCTCCGCGAGCCGATTCTGGCGCGCAGACTGATAGACGCCAAGCACGCCCGGAATGTCTACCTGCTGGATGCCATACGGGTTATTCATCGCCCGCCTCCGAACCCGCCGCCGCGCTGGAATAGATAGGCGCTCAGGACGTTGTTGATGCCGGAGTTGATCGCGCTACCAGTGTTGGCGTAGCTCGACGCGCGGGCGTTCCCCATGTTCTGGTATGCGTTCATGATGTTGCCAGTGCTTGCCTGACCAGCAGCAATCCCGGTGTTCGTGGCCGCCTGCCCCACCCCAGCAAGACCAGCGAGACGGTTCCAGTAATTGCCGTACTCAGCCGATGCCGTGTCCTGCGCATAGTTGTTGGCCGCCTTGAGCGTTGCCCCGGACCCGAGAAGTCCCCGTGCCGCGGCCGAGCGCTCGATTGCCTTGTTGCCCTCCGCAAGACGGAACTTGTAGCCAGGATCAGCGACGAACCCGCTTTCAGGGCCGCCACTCTCCGTCGAACCGTTGAGGCCGTATTCCCGCGCCAGCCTAGCAAGAGCGCTTGCTCCAGTGCTCCGCCACGGCGCAAGGTCTGCGCGGTCCTGCGCGTCCTTCTCACGCTGATAGGCGATCTGCTGGTTAGCCGCGTCCTTCTGGGCCTTGGCGGCCTTGTTGCCTGAAATGAGGCTCGAACCGGCACCGATTACGGCTCCTCCGACGATCGCGGCGGCGGGAATGGCCGTTACTCCCCGTTGGTGGAGGGCTGTGACGCCCTCCACTCATAGACATTGTAGGCCTCGGGGCCGGAGCCAATGTCGAACACCTTCTGTCCGCATGGCTTCATGCCAGCTGCGATGGTGAAGGATCGCACATGACGGGCCTCCGGCTTGACCCGTGTCCAGAGGTGCTGTGCCCGGAATTCATCACGCAGGATGCCGATCCCGGCTTTGGCTGCTGCAAGCGCCCATTCCCCGCGCCCCGCCTCGGTAATCATGGTGTGGACTTCGTATGTACCCGGCGCGCACCAGATCATGACGAAGCCGCCATAATCGCCCATCAGAGCAATATTGTTCTCATCCTCAATCGCCTTGGAGAGGTCGAGCGGCTTCGAAGCATCCCCCCCGACAAAGGGGCGAATGTCCGGTCGATTGACCAGATCGTTAATCGATGAACTACGGAAACTTCGCTCAAGGACTGCGGACATGACAGCGGTTCAGCCTGACTGAATCGACCTGCTGTCTGTCGCGGTGGCGGTTCGGTCATTCCGCCTGCTTGCGCTCGCAATGTAGGTTATAGCCTAGTCACAGCTATGCTGCAATGATTGGTATCTTATAGTTCGTGCCGTTTACGCTGATCGTTATCGTGTGCGTGCAGACGACAGTTTCAGCGACAGGAGCCTGATCGATCCTGAATGTATCGCAGCGCAAGTCCTCGCAGTTTACGGTCGGGGACGGGGTTGTTGGCCCGATGGCTACCCCATTCATGAAACTGCGAAATGCAAGCGCTCCGCCTTCCCTGGTCAGAACCCGGTTATCGCCCGTAGCCGTGATGTCGGCCACATTGCCAGAGCTGCCCTGAAAGCGGCCGATAACCGATGTGCCGGCGCTTTCCCGGAGCATGTTGTTGGTCACACCGTTAGGGGCGATGGAGATCGAGATGCCGTCCGCGACAGCACCGCCACCAGTGAGACCGCTTCCCGGGCCTGTCGCGACTTCACCCGCAGCCGCCTCCGCGGTGTTGCGGTTCAGGTTAAAGAAGAAGCGCCACCATTCTGGAGCCAGTGCCGGTCCGCCCTTCCAGAGGGGCGTGTTTGGCGGGTTCTGGGTCGTCGGCTGAACCATCAGCGGATGTCCGCGTAACAGGCGACCACACAGCGCTGTACCCGACTAGGCAGCGTCAACTCGATCTGAAGCTGGCGGAACGTGATCCCCATTCGCCAGATGCAGCGCGTGAGATAGTGACCGATCTGCCCCATCGTGCGGGACAGTTCGCTCGACCATGTGTTTCCACCATCCTTTGAGTAGCGCAGGATGATCTGCGGGTTCGGATCGTCCAATGTCCCGACGCCTGCCTCAATCTGCGCTTCAAAGCTGTAGAGCGTGTTCCTCGAACGGTTGGTCTGGAAGCTCGGCAACTGGATGACGACAGGGATTTCCGCACCATTCTCAGTGTTGGTATAGACGTTGGGTCGATAGAGCTTGCCGGTGTAGATGTCTCCGAAGATGTCACCGCCGTAGACGTTGGCGGAGAACCCGCAGCGATAATTCGATTTCCCGAGAGACTTGCGCTCATGCCAAGCCCCCGTCGCCATGTCGTAGCCCCAACACCCGAGATTGGTGTTGAGCATGTAGAACTTATGCCCGAGCTGCGTGTAGGAGAAGGCAAGAAACCATTGCGCACTGGCGATCTGGGTTTCAATCGCGTGGGTCGAAATGCGTACCGGCTCATAGCCGTTCAGGCGATACACAACCCGGTCATCGCCCACGAAATGAACGCTGTTGTCGATCTTCACCAAGCTGTTCCGGTCCGTGATGCCGCGCTCAATAAAGGCGTTGCCCTGACGCTGGAGCGGGAAGTCAGCGGTGCCTGCATTGTACCAGATTTCGACCGTTCTGCCCCCGTAGAACTGCAACTCGCGATGGTCATTGACGCAGGCAACGATATCGTCGGGGTCGCCCTCCACAGTCGCTACATCGAGAGGGTCGTAGGTCAGGCCATCGTTGAGACCAGAGATGATGAACTGATCGCTCTCGAACACCGTCCACACGAAATAGCCGTCGATGTAGACGACGTTCGATACCTGCGGAAGGTTGGGGATGCTGGTGTGCAGGGTTCCGCCTGAATAGACGTACCCCTGATCGCTGTTGACGCCGCCCTGGATCGCAAGTTCAGCCCCGTTGTCGGCCATCATCACCGGCGCATCGCCGGGGATTGTCCCTAGCGAGGTCGCGACCCCAGCGGACGAGATTGAGTAAAGCGTAGACCCCGATACGACATAGAGCGTTTCGGCCATCCGGTGCTCACCGCGGATTTCCTGAGAACCGATATCGCAGAACAGATCCAAGCCCGGGGTGGCCATGACCGCGAACTGATCGGCCTTGTCGCCTTCCGCCAATTCGGAAAAGCAGTTGACGAGCTTTGCCCCACTCCATGCATTGAACCGGCCTTCCGAATATTGAAGGGCCGAAAGAACCTTACGAGTGGCCATACATCAGCCCTTCGTAATCGGGCTGCATGAACAGGGACGCGGGCTCGTTGTCCCATGCCAACAAGCGCGCTTCAAACTCCTGCGCCTGCGCGATCACGAACTGCATCAGGTTCGGGTCATTCACCGGGTACTGGCTGATCAGCCGCTTAGCACCGCCCCACATGATCGGCTCTGCCCACTGCTGCGGGATATCGATCGTCTCGTTCGTGGCGGTTACGATGTCCAGAAATCGGAAGTAAGTGTAGTGGATCGTGTACTGCGTTGCGGCTGAAGCGGAAGGTGCCGGCCAAAGATACAGCGTCCCCGTATCCACCTTCGGATCGAAGTAGAAGTTCACAGGGATCGAGGGTGAAACCAGCTTGTTAGGCTGGTCGAAATACTCTTGCCGGGAGAACATCGTCATCGGCACATCGATGCCGTTGCGGCGATACCGGCAATCAGTGATACGGAGGGCGCGAGGAGACACGACGTAAGCCGCCTGCCCCGCAACCAGTGCCAAGGAACCTTCCGTCGCGGTCCAGAGGTGCGGGTAAGCGGACCAGGTCTGAATGAGCCCGTTGAACGCGCGCAAGCCGTCCTGATACATCTTTGGCGTCAGGGCCTCGCCCTCCTGAGCAACGCCAAGAATGTTGAACATCCCCTCGATGAACTCCAGCACACTGGGCTGGTAAGTGATGATGCCTGAGGTGGTCACAGCGTATCCCCCGGATCGACACCCTCGGTGATCAGGATATTTCCAGTTTCAGTGGTCATGTAGGCGCCGGTCTGCCAGATGATCGGGCCTGCCACGAACTCGTCGGGAGGCTCGGGGCGCGAATATGGCAGCGCCATGTTGTCCTTGATCCCTCGCACGAAATCCTGCGGGTTGCGCTTGTCAACAAACCGATAATCGACCAGTTGGTTATCCCACTGCCGCACAAGGTTCTTGAGCGGCACCTTGAAGCCGGATGCAGGATCGAGTGCTTGCGGCTCAGCCGGGACCGTTGGCGTGCCGTATCGCTTGGGAGGAGTGCCGCCGCGTCGCCTCATCCTAGCACCTCTTCGGTCTGGGCGGCGATCGATACCGAGGCAGTCCCGCTCGTGGTTGAAGAGAGCAGGACATAGTGCCCAGCTGGCACGATGTAGGCGAGCGGCGCGGTGTTCGATGTGGTGATCTGCACGCCCACCGTGAGCGCGACCGAGGACAAGGCGGCCACCCGACACCGTTCAATAGTCGGTGGATTGCTGGCATCGCTCAACAATCGAACCATCGCGCTCGAATTGCCCTCCAGAAGCGGGTTCGTCACCTGCGTCACACATGAATAGCTGGCGAGTACTGCTTTCGTCGCGTTAGGCTGAAAAGCTGCACCAATGGTTCGCGCTGGCGTTGACGGCGTGACTGTACCGAAACCCGCAGGCCCTTGATCGCCCGCGCTTCCCGTAGCGCCCGTTGCTCCTTGGTCGCCTCGCGGGATAGAGAAGTCGAAAACCGCCGCACTGGACGTCCCAACATTGATGACTGTCGCGCCTGATCCCGGTGCGCCTGTCGTCACTGACCCTACAGCAACCGTGGCAGCAGCCCCGGTTGCACCAGTGGCTCCGGTATTCCCCGTATCGCCTTTGGCACCTTGCGCACCCGTTTCACCGGTCTGCCCTTTCTGGTTGGGGTTGATGACGCTGCTCATGCATCTTCCACCATGAGTGTCAGCGCACCGGAACAGCGTCCTGCACCCCCTAGGTTCAGGACCAGATCCTCCCCGTCATCGGTCATAAGCCAGCGGCGCTGATTGAATTCGAGCGTGATGACCGCGCCATCCTTCAGCTGAAGCGGGCCACCAAGTACGGTCGAACCGCTCTTGAACACGACATCGCCATAAACTTCAGGATCGGGCCGAGTGAGGGTCAACACGATGCGGAAGATACGCATCCACTTGCCCGGCTCGCCTGCGCGAATGACGTGATCACCGGGACCGCTGACATCCACTGCAACGGGGATCGAATCCGTGATCGGATTGCTCATGTCGTGGCCGTATTGAGCGCAGTCATTTTGCTGATCGAGATCAGCGATGCGCTCGGGTCCGTTCCATTCCACGGCGGATCATCAGGCGAACCGATGGCCGCGATAAGCTCGGATAGATCAACTGGCGTTCCGCCAGCCCCGAGCAGATTCATGCTCGGAATAAACGCCGTCTTTCCGCTGATCGGCGATGTAACCTGTTCGGCGAGGGTGTAATCGACATTCGGCCGATAGACGTCATTCACTGCCATCGGGGATTCCTTCCCATCCGTTCCGCTCGATGGCTGAAAGGAGCTTCCGGTCTCCTCGCGCCTCGGTGAGCGGGATTTGCTTCAGGACGCCTTGCGGGCCGCGGATCACATATTGGCTATACTCGACGCCGCCCTCGATGCGCCCCTGCTTAGGCATCGGACCAACCGTTCAGACGGGCCAGTTCGCGGAGGCAGGCAACTTCCTCCTCCAGCTTCGCTACGCGCGCAGGAATGGCCTTAGGCAGCGAGCCCCCCTGCTTGCCGTTCCCGTCAGCGTCTGTGCTGCCCTTGCGGTGCGTGCCAGCCATCACAGCCTCCTCAGCGCTTCTTGGCCGCGAGCAGATAATCGACCTGGAGGTTCTTTGCCCCCGCCGATCCGTTCGCGAAAAAGATTGTGGGGGTTAGTTCGGTGTCGGGAAGGAAAGAGGATGAGCCGTCCATCGATCCAACCGAAACGTCGTTGACGTAAACCGTGACCGTGGACTTGCCATCATAGTACCAACCGAGGGTGATGAAGTCGGTGGTCAGCGTGCCTGCGGCGAGCGAGGTCGAGCCGGTAGTAGCGTTCTTGCGGCACAGCGCAGTGATGGCGGTGACATCGTCAGCCTTGGTGAAGAAGATGCCATCCGTCGCATCGATCGGTGTGGTATCGGTAATGCACAGGCCGAGCACAAGCGTGCACTGGGTTGCATCAGACGCTTTAACTCGCGCCTTGAACAGCGCAGGCTTACCCGCTTCAAGCAGGAAGCTCGCACCAACCTTCTGCAGGGTGATGCTGTCAGTGGCGCCGGTGTTATTGGTGACTAGAAGAACGCCGCCGTCCGCGTCGGTCAGGGCGATTGTTCCCGTCGCGGCGTTGGTGACCGTCCAATTGCCAGCGGTGTAATAGTCGAAGTCGTCGAAATAGCTGTGCCAGCTCGATGGGTCAGGAAGACCATAGTTGCCGGTGTTGGTGGTCTTGGCGACGTTCGTAACGCCACCGGGGAAACGAGTAGGTGCAGACATCCAGACAGCTCCGTGACGTTCGAAAACGCGGGGCTGCCCGCGTCACGGTGTCGGCTTGGCTGTCTATGCGCACTGCGCCGGTTAGTGCAGAACCGTCACTAGCATACCAGTCAGACAAAGAAAAGGGGCGACCCCAAAGAGCCGCCCCACCCCGCTGCGCCGGGAGTTATGCGCCAGCCGAGCCGTAGGCCCCGCGGAAATCGGACCAACCAGCACTGAAGCGCTGATAGGCCTTGTATTTGAGGTTCGACGTGTCGAAGTCACCGTCCTGGGCGAACTCGGGACGCTCACGCCAGAAGAAGGTCATCCCGTTCTCCACGTCGGTACGGATAAAATAGGCATCCGCATCGGTGAAATAGGGGTTGATCTTCGCGCCATCGGGGAAATACCCCTCCGAACGCAGAGCGTTGATCGCGTTGTTACCCGAATCCGGGGTCAGCAGCGACTTGAGGATGCGAGCCGCTTCAGCCCAGTTCGCCGTAGCGACATGCAGCGACTTCGGCATGAGCGAGATGCGAAGCCCTCGGGCATCGACCGCATTCATGATCTGCGTCACCGCATCCTCCAGAGCCGCTTCCGTCAGATCGGCAGCTGTCAGGAGGTTGGACTGGCTTCCGTTCGGCGTCGGGTGCGACGCCGAGAACAACGGCTGACCATCACCACCCGCGAACGAGCTGTTGAAGCCGCGATTGTAGACGTTGGCACCCACATTCTCGACCGTCTGTCGCATCGATCGCCCGAGGGCTTTCGTCTTCATCGTGCTGTTCTTGAGATAAAGGTTATCCTTCATCTCTTCATGCGTGACGATGAAGCCCAGCGCATACGCAACATGCTGGTAGCGAGACTTGGTCTGCTGCTGAGTGGTGTCGTAGATGATCGACGAACCCTGAGGCTTCACGGGAGCGAGGCCGAAGCCCGGAAGCTCCACATCCTCCTCATAGTTCATCTCCGAGTCCTTGATCTCAAAGAGATCCTCGTACTTCTTGGGCCAGTCCTTGTAGGAATCGCCCCAGACGGCATTGAGACCAGGCCACAGAAGTGCTGGGATATTGCCGGTTGTAATCACGCCCATTTCAAATCTCCTTCACGAGCGCGGCTCAGACGCCGGCCACCTGGTTGGCGAAGCGGCTGCGGTTGAGCTTGACGAGCCACTGGCCCGCGGCTGCGCCCGTTGCGGCGGCGGTCCCAAGATCGTTGCCCGGCGATTGGAACTGGCCGATGATCTTGAGGTCGAGGGTGTTGGTTGCGGCCTCCGTAGTATTGTCCAGCACCATCCCGGAGAGGCCGGTGATCGTGCTGCCATTCGAGCCCACGCTGAAATCAACGTTGAGGCCGATAGCGTTCGGAGTGAGCGGAGTGCCCGAATTGATGTCCTGACAGAGCAGGAGCATGTTCGGGTCGATCGCCACGGTAATCACCGTTTGCGTGCTGGCAGGCGCATAGATCGGAGAATCTCGCGTCACCAGATCGACGCCGATGCAAACGCCGTCCTGAATGCCGCCAGTCACCGCTTGCGCAGCAATCGGGAAGCTCTGGACCGCGCCACCGACATTGACCAGCACCGAGTCACCGGTAGCTGTTACGATATCGCCGACGAAGATCGCCTGCGTATCACCAGATGCGTGGATGTACTGACGAGTTGCACCGTTATACGGCGAACCCGCGAAGTTCGAGACGGGGATGAACCCCTTTGGAGCGTTTGTGTTCGCCATAACGGCACCCTTCGCTAGGGCTAGCGAAGGCGTGCGAAGCAGCGGTCGTCAGCTAACCCGGTTGGAACTTTCCCTCGATTTTTCCCCGGCCATAGGCGTCCGAAAGGTTGCCTTCGGGGTCCGTTCCTCGCAGAATCGCTTGCTCAAAGGCCGTGTGATTGGCCTCTTTGTCGTCGATGCCCGCCTGATATTCTGCCAGGGGGGTTTCCATGAGGTAGGAATATTGGGGTGCGCCAAAGCCGTCGGTGCCTGTGAGGCGGCGGACGCGAGAGTCGGGGCCATCTGACTTTAAGCCCTGCTCTGAGACATGCTCATACGCCAATTCATGGGCCTCTGCAATACGTCCTGGCTTATCCACGAACCAACGGCGGAAGTAGCCGAGCCGCTCTGTTGCGGCCAACTTCAGGTTGAGTCCTGTGATAGCCTTTCGGCGACGACGCGAAGACGGTGCCGCATCGGAAACTTGCTCTGCGACCGGCTGTGAAACCATGGGGGGGCGGCCCCGCCTCTTTGGAATATCGCTCATTCGAACCTCCTAGATTACCACGGGCCGGAGTAGGACTTGGCGAAGAGGTCATAGGCCTCCGCCTTAGTCCTCACCTTGAAAATGCCGAGCCGCATGTAGCGCTCGGCGTGCTCCTTCGCATCGGCGGGTAGGTTGGCCCCGATCTTTGCTCCCCGTGACGATGATCTACCAGTCACTGCCGCAACATCGCTGGCGGGCTTTCCCCGCTGCGCTTTTAGACCGAGGGCAGGGAATTTCTCCCGCGTTTCTTCGCCTATTCTCGCGAAGAACTCGCTGGGGGCTATATCATTGTGCAGACCTTGACGCATCCACCGTTCCGCCAAGCGATCAGCGTATAGCCGAGCTTCCACCTCGACTTCCGATGCAGATGCTAGGCCGCCCTTATCGTACCAGATGTGCTTGTCACGGAATTCATCAAAGGCGTCTTCCGCCTCCTCCTTTGATGGAGCGCGTTGTCCGCTGACAGCCTCACCAGCCTCTTTGGTCAGCGTGTCAAGCTTGTCCTTTGCGAAATCGAAGGCCGATAGATCTCCAGCCTCCACCGCGTGCCTAAGATCACGCTCCAACTCCTTGCGGGCATTATCGAAGGCCCTTTTCTCCGCGTCCTTGAGCTGTCCCACCATTTTGGTAAGGTGCGTGACTTTGTTGCGGAGAGCATAGACCTCTTTCGCCTTGAGGCCGAGGTTGGTCTCTCGGAATTCGATAAAATCCTGCGCATCCTTCCACGCGCCAGGGGGCCCGTCATATTCATCTTTCGGCCGCCAGCCCATAACACGGGCTTCTTGCTCGAAATCACGTTCCGGGGCCGCTTCGGCCGCCGTGGTATCCTGCTCCGCAACCTCGCCTCCCCCGAGGCTGTCGGGCATTTCTGCCAGTTGCGTTGCCATTTCTTCTACTCCTGTGTCAGTAATCCAATGACATCGGCATCGTTGAGAATGGTGTACTCAACGTCGTCATCGCCCTTGTGCTGGTCGCCTGTGTATTTCCCGACCTTCACGCGATCACCCGGCTCGGGAAACCGTGCATCGATGCCGAAGTTCTTCGCGTCGTGCTTGGCCTCGCACCATGCCAGCGCGCCAACGGCGATCACCGTGGCATTGGTCATGGCGAACTTCTTCTTGTCCTTCTCGCTGTCGGGAAGGATGATTGAGCCGATCCTGTCTTCGACCTTGTCGTGCAGAACCAGCACGCGATGATCGAGCGGGATGATGCCGGAAGGATTTGCCCTTCTCGTTCGATTGGCATCTACCGCAGCCAAGTGCTCGACCAGTTCCGCGTGCTTACCAGCTACCATCGATATGAGGCCGCTGCTCACCGCTCACCCTCCCCCCTCTTTGGGTTCACGCTGGGGGTGGTCGCGATAGCGTAGCGCTGGCGCATACCCTCTCGCATCTTGCTCTGCACCGAGGCCGGAACCGGGGTACGCTTGGGATCGTCTGCCATGTTCATTCCTCCACTTTCATCCACTCAAGGGTTTCGCTCGTCAGCTTGGTCGTCGCGAGGCAGAACATGCCGATTGCGCGCATGCCATCGATGTTTCCCCATCCATAAATTTGCATCTCGCCATCGATTTCGGCGCACGCGACCATGCTCTCAACATGACCGATCTCACCTGAATCGATCTCGTCGGCCATCCGACGAAACTGGCCCGCAATGTCCTTCGCGCACACGGGCCTAAGCGGGACGACCTCAGGCTTGCTGGCCATCGTCTTCTCCTGCGTGGTACTGGGCGACAACATCATCCCAATCCATCGCTGCTAGCTGGCCCAACAAGACCGCCTGCGCCTGCGCCTCCGGGAGGTGGGAACCCGCCGTCCCCTGCCCCCATGCCTGCGTCAGGTTCGATTGGCGGTCCCTCAGAAACTGGAAGAACTCCACCGTCGTCGGGTGCTCCCTCCATTGCTGGAACAGGTCCTTGTCCATCAGGCGGATCGGGCTGGCCATCGGCTTCCTCTACTGCTTTGGCGGCCAGTGTGGCCGCGTCTTCCATCAAGCCAAGGTTCGCGGCCCGTTCGGCTGCTCCGGTGTATTTCTCGGCGGCGGTGGCGGATGCGGTCTTGGCTCGGCTGTCCGCGTCCTTCGCCGCAGTCTCAGCTTTAGCCATGCCCTCCAGCATCTTAGGATCAGGCTGTGGCGGAGGCACTTCGAAATATGCCTTCACATCGCGCGCGCCCATCGCCACGAGCATATCCTCTCGGATTTTCTTCTGGTTGATGAGCGGGTCGCCATTGAACGTCTGCATCATGGCCTCGGCGCGGGCCATCTTGTGCATGTCGCTGACCTGCCCCGGGTCGCTGACCGGGATCACATCGAGATCTTCGTCGGCGTAATCCTCACGAGCGATTTCTACAGCCTGCTCTGCATCGTTGAGCTGGAAATACTCCTCCTCATCGAGGTAGTCCCGGTTGAGGCGACGAAGGATGCGCAGCTCCTGCCCGAACGAACGGTGGATGCGCTTGAAGATGCCCTTCCGCACCGTCGAAGCCTGTTCGATCAATGCGAGCGTAGTGGTGGCGGGCTGATTAGGGGAGGCGCGGCCCGCCACCACATCCTGCGCTGACGTGATGTCACGCGCAGCTTGGTAGAGCATCTCAAGAAGGGCGAACGAGGTCGAAGACGGACCTTCTGCTGGCATCGGGAAGAACGCATCGCGCATGTTCATCCCATTCGGGACATCAGCACGCTTCCACTCTCCGAGGCGGAACGAGAAGTTGCCGCCGCGGACATTGATACCCGAGGCAACAAACCCACCGCCAGCATTGGCGAGCGCCGCCGCGTCAATCATCTGGTTCTGCAGCCGATCGATCAGGCCAGTGACGTTTTCCAAGAGGTCACCGAACCCAATGTCATAGAACGAGCCATCAGGCGACGGAATGAACCCGTACTTGGTGAAGTACTGGCGCCGGCTGATCTTGACGACCTCAAGCTGCATGTTCGGGATCGAACCGCCCTGAAGCAGTTCCACCAGCTTGGTCGGCTTGGCGAGGATCGGCGAGTTGATGATAACGTCTTCGGGACCAAAGCAAGGCACGACCCGCGCAACTTCGCCGTCAGTCGTGCAGGTGACGACGTAATGCTCGGGGTATCCGTCGCCGTCGAGATCCTCACACCGATGCTGCTCGTAGAACTCGACCAGGGCCTGATCGTCTTCGCTGCTATCATCCCCCTCAAGGCTGACCGGCCTCCACAGGCCTGCAGCGATGAATTCTTGCGCCTCATAGGGGTAATAGTGCAGACGGTGCGTGTACCGCGGCGCCGTCTCGATCGACTTCGCATCGTTGCTGATGATGAAGTCGAGGCCGTTGACGATCTCGCTACGGTTCGCGTTCTCGATGCTGTCGTAATAGGTCTTGCGGAACATGCAGCCGACAATGGGCAGCATGAGCAAAAGTTTGTCGGTATCCTCTTCCCACCCCGGCATGCGGTAGAGAAGCTGCCACGTCATATGCTGGCCGATGCGATCAGCCCGCGAACGCTTTTCGCCATCCGGATCAGGACCAAGAACGCGGCCTTTGACCAGGTTCGAGCCATCCACAATGACCGGATAGGCTTCGGCGTTGAACTGGATGGCCGCGATGGTCAGGATCGGCGAACGCGAGTTGGATGCGCCAGGCCAAGGGAAGACCTTTGGCTCCTTCTTCTGCATCGCGATGTCGATGTTGCGCTGGTAGCGGTCCTGCCACTCGCCACGCGACGATTCATCAAGCTCGACGTCGCGAATGACGGCCTGACCGATGCGAGCCAGATCGGTGTCCGGGATGTAATCGGCGAGGTTTCCGCCGACCGACAGGATATCGAGCAGGCCAAGCGCGGGCGCGGCCTCTTCCTGCGTCTCTTCTTCGATCATTTCGATGGGCTGAGTGGCCATCAATATCCCCCCTCAGGCATACGGTCGCCTTCCCAGCGGTCGTGCTCATCTTCGTAGAAACTGGGAAGCACGGGCACAGCGAAGGTCAGCGCAAGGCCATCGCCATCGTCAGGCGATGCGAGACCGCGCGCCTTCATGTGCTCCTTGCGCTCAAGCTGGATTTCGTCGCGGACGTTGAAGCTGTACTCCACGCCGGTCAGATCGTCCGCAAGCTGCTGATCATCGGTCAACGCGCCGCCATCGAGCCACTCACGCATGATCGCCCACATCTCCGCACGCCGATTGGCGCACTTCACGTTGTTGAGCAGACGAACCGCGCCAAGCGGTTTCGACCCGAACTGCACCCCAACGACGGGCAGGCCCATCTGCTTCAGGCGATCGACAACACCTGCGCCAATGCCGCCCTCATCGACGCAGACCATCGCCGCATTGTGGAGCCGCTGCTCTTGGGCGACGCGAGCGGCCAGCTGCATCGTGTCCACACCATGCAGACGAATGGGCTTGATCGTTCGGGCATCCCTGCCCTGCCGGAAGTAGATCGCGCTATGGTCGTCGCCGAAACGGGCAACATCGACACCTATGACGATCGGCTCGCTTTCCTCGTGCTGTATCTCCCTGTGCCGGGCTGCGTCCACCAGACCTGAGCCGATGAACTGCATCGATGAGGTGGACGGGAACATGCCCCGCACGCGCACCTTCACGATGTCACTGTCCTCGCCATAGGTCTGGACCATCTCGTTGAGATATGCCTTGTTGGTTCCTTCAACGTCGCGACTGTCGATCTGGCGCGTCTTCCACAGGTTACGGAAGCGACCGAAGCACTCTCGGAAACGGCCTGTGTTCTGCGTAGGGTTTCCGAAGGCTATCCAGATGATCTCGGTTCCCTCGTCCGTCAGCGCGCCCTCGGTGACCTCCCACACCTTGTCGGCGATCTTGGACGCCTCATCAAAGATGATGACGATGCGCTTGCCCTTGTTGTGCAGGCCGGCGAAAGCTTCGGTGTTGTGCTCCGACCATGTGACCGCGTCGCAACGCCACGATTCCTCGTGACCGCCGACGATGCTGAAGATCCCCGTCTTGGTGACCTTCCACCAGTCCTTGGTGATCGCGAGTCCGTTCCACTTGCTGACCTCGGGCCACGTCTTGGTGCGCAGCTGAAGCTCGGTGTTCGCCGTGATGACGATACGCGTGTCTTCGCAGGTGTCCTTGGCCCACCCGATAATCATGCTGATCAGCGCCGACTTGCCGATACCGTGCCCGGATGCAACCGCGAGGCGAAGCGGCTCATGGCGCGTGGCCGGGTTGCTCAGATGGTCGCGGATGTCCTCCATGACATCGGACTGCCAGTCGCGTGGCCCTTGCATGTCGGACAGCGCGCCGGTTTCCTGCCATGGATAGGAATAGACCGCATAGCCAAGCGGGTCGTGCGTGAAGCCCGCTATGTCGTTCGCCAGTTCGATGATGGGATCAGGCGCGCGACTAGCCATCGTTGGCCTCATTGAGCGCTGTTACCTTCGCTCGGCGACCTGCGATGATGTCGGCTAGCCCACCAACCGCGGAATGCTCGTGCTCCACCTTGTCGCGCCATTGATCAGGACGCCGGTTCTTCAACCAGTTGAGGGCGGCGCCAGCATCCGGAGCAACATGCTCAAGCGTCGGCGCGCGGATAATCTCGCCACCAGCTTGGAATATTTTTTCGCTCTCGAACGTGTAGCCGACGGCTCGGTTATAGAAGGCGCGCTCGACACGGTCGTCACAAGCCCCCTTCCCTGCCTTGACTGCCTGACAAAAGTCATCGTGCGAATTTCGCCAGCGATAGATCGTGCGGGTATCGACCTCGAAAAAATCTGCTAGCTCAATGTCGGTCGCACCTAGCTCGCACAGCTTGCGCGCTTGCTCAGCGAACTCATCGCGGTAATCGGTAGGACGCCCCCCGGCCATGTCAGCCGAGCCCCGTGTGGGGCCAGAACTCGCGCAGCAGCCAGATCACGAGAATCACGATCGCGATGACTTGGATGAGCTTCTTGACCGTTGCGGCGATGGGGAGAAGCTGGAGGACGTAGAGCAGTGCGCCAATGACGATCAGTGCGATCAGCAGTTCCAGCATGTCGAGCCTCCATGACTATTGCTCGACAGGTCAGTTACATCACTAATTGAGCCTTGAAACCGGTGGAATAAATCGCTTTGGCTATTCGACGTGCTTATGAGTTATCCGAGTGCGAATATTGCTGATGCATGCGGATGAGGTGGAGAACTCGGCTGCCAATTCAAACAAGCGCTTTGGTGAGCTACGGATGTACCGTATCTCGTCTGGAGTGAAGCCCCGACGACCCCCGGTGCCGCGCTCGCATGCATCTGCAATGTTTTCTTTCGGTGATCCCCACCGCAGGTGATCGGCGCGGACGCAGGCCGGATTGTCGCACGAATGAAGCGCCCATACCCGCACGTCATCAGGGTGCTGTCCCGCGATCAGCAATGAGATTTGACCGGCGCGATATTGAACGCCGTTTATCGATACGCCCCGAGGATACCCGCCATATCCAAACGACCCCGTCCAAAGCCAGCAATCACCGTGAGGACCTTGGCCATCGGATCGATCGACCCGGCGCCAAAATCTATCTTCGATAATCGGGGTGATAGTTGGTATGGGCTTGTCAGCCATATCGCGCTCCTACGCGTTGTGGTTAGGCCCGCGTCGGCGCTTCCAACACCGCGCGGGCCGTCTCTATATAGAGATTTTACCTAGTGCGCGCAAATCACAAGCGATCCTCCTCGCCTCCCGATAGTCGTACAGCCCGCACCTCCGCGCAAGCGCAGCCCATGAGATACGCTCCCCATGTGCAGCAGCATCGGCGAATGCTTCAAGCACTTGGCGGCGGCGATGGGTCATCTGACCGGAGGGGCGTCCGCGTGCTTTGCGCATCTCACCCTTCTCCTTCGTTCAGGGATGCGGTGATCATGGTTGTTTCTTTGGGGAGGGTCATGCGGGCTCTCCTTCGGCGTAGAACCGCTTCGGGATCTCGAACACGTAGTGCCCGCCTCGGCGCCAGCTCAGCATGAAGTGGCGCGTATCAAGGCGGCTCTCGATAAAGCCGATCAGTGATTCAGCGCCAGACCATCCTCCCGTGCTGAACTCGATACGCTTGACGCGGCGGTCCCCGAATAGCTCGTCAAAACCGTCCTCGACCGAGCAGGCGCAGCAGCACTGCGTCGCAGCGAACGGGAGTTCGTCGAGGAGGAAGCGAGCAGCCTTCACAAAGTCCAGCGAGAGGTTATCCCACCCCGCGAAGTCGTCGCTTTCTGCCAAAGGATAACCGTCGTCATCCCACTCGACCGATGGCCAACGCTCGCTTCCGGCCTGAAGTCCATCTTCGGTTCGTTCTGTGGTTGTCATGCTGGCGTCCTCTCGAAGAGTTGGCCGTCAACCTTCAGGCTGCCGCGCATGCCAGCCACACGATTCTCCGCGTCAGCGATGTCGTATGCCCAGACCTCAGTGCACCAACTCGATCCGCCCATCTCGTAGCTGAGAAGGAACACGTACATCGGACGACCAAAGCCATCCCTGCGAACGAACTCAGGGTCAGGTGCAGCGCGCTTGTTGCGCTCAGCGGTGAGGTCAATGAGGTCGGTCATGCTCGGTCTCCGGTCAATGTTGGACGCCGCCCGCTATTCCGGCCACGAGCTGGCCGATGGGTCGCGGGGGTCCGTTGTTCCGGCGCTCAGGCTCGGCAACG